AGTACTGCTGCATCATTGGGGTGTGGGAGGACAGATCGGACGTGTTTTTACTCATTGGGTCGTAGGCAAATTCGTTGAAAGTGATGGGGCAAAGGGGGCGCTTGGCCCAGCATTTTTTGCGATGGGCGCAAGGTTAACACGCGAGGTCGGCCCTTCGCAGGATGCAAACGGCTAGGGAAAACGCAAAGGCGCTGCGGCCCCCTGTACCCATCACTTAATAAAGAACACCGTCACTGTGGCGAGGGAGCTTGCTCCCGCAGGACTGCGCAGCGGTCACATCAAATCGCCGCATATACCATAGACGACAACTGCCTGGGCCGAGGATCAATCATCGAATGGCTGCCCGAGGTAGTGGTGACAAAACCAAAGCTCACTTGCTTTTCGGGATCGGCGAAACTTATCGGTCCGCCCAGCCCGATATGGCCAAAGGTGCCCGGGCCCATGGCGTGAGAAGCCGTCGGGTCGCGTTGTTGCTCCAGCATGCAGCCTAATCCATAACGCATGGGGCGCATCCATACCCGATCCATGCCATGACTGTGCTCTTGCGTGAATTCACTGAGCAGTTCGTGACCGATATAGTTGCCCGCCATTAATGCACTGTAGAAGCCTGATAAACCCCGCGCCGTAGCGTGCGCGCACACAGCCGGTTGCTGATAGGCCCACCAGCGCGGGTCACTGGTTCGCCTGGGTACCATGCCGGGATTGGTGAAGGCCAATGTTGCGATATGCGCAGGTTGGTTTTTCAGCACCGTGCGCAACGCTTGTGAGTAAGGATCACCGACCCGCCCCGAGGCACTGTCGAATCGCGCGATACGATGAAAGTGTTGTTCGTCCACGCCAAGGTGAACATCGAGGTCATGGGGGGCCAGCATCTCCTCGTGGATAAAGACGCAGGGATCTCGTCCGTCCACCCGACGAATCAACTCACCGAGAATCCAGCCAAAGGTGGTTGTGCCGTAGCCCAAGTCTGTTCCCGGCTCCCACCAAAGCGGTTCGGCCGCCAATACCTGCACCATATGCTCCCAGTCGTACATCATGGCGTTATGGTCAGGGGCTCGCAGCGCCGGCAGTCCCGCAGTGTGGTTCATCACTTGACGCAAGGTGACTTGGGCTTTGCCGTTCTGGGCGAACTCAGGCCAGTAACGGGCCACAGGTGCGTCCAGCTCCAACTTGCCGCGCTCGACCAACATCAGAACGGCCACCGCGACATAGGGTTTGATAACGCAAAAGGTATTGGCCAGCGTATCGCGCGCCCAAGGCTTCACGCCCGCCTGGTCCGCCATGCCGGCCCACAGGTCGACCACCACTTCTGCACCAACCTGTACGCACAGCCCGGCGCCACGCTCCTGCGGATCATCAAACATCTCCTCGAAGGCCTGCTTGACCGCTTCAAACGGCCTGGCACATATCCCTTGCGCTTTCATACTCCGGACTCCTTGTAGGTGCAGTGATGCCTTTGAAACGTGCGCCACGCGACGAACTCACCCTCGCGAGCGAGTTTGAGAGTGCTCTTTGGAAAAACGGTTGGCCCGTTTGTATGTGCCGAAGTCATTGAACCTGACGCCTGCCTGCGCCATGACTTTATGAGCATAAGGCGCTGTCATCTGGCGAAGATAGAACGGGTCTCTCACCACGAAGTGGTGAATGCTGTGCGTGCTGCCGAAGTTGAAGCAGAACAGTTGAAACGGCCACAACCACCACGGGTTCATTACCTGGGTTTGTTGTAATGGATTACGCGGGGCTACATCGCCATAATAGTGCATGTTTGAACTTATAAAGAACAAACAGAACTGCCGTAGCAGGTTGGGCGCAATAAGGATTACGACGATGCTGTTGACGATATCCATAAACGCCAGGGTCGCCGCAGAACTGTGAATCGCTTCACCCATAAGTGACCCCACCCCGGCGTAGAGGTGATAGCCCAGGAATACATACCAGCAACCCCAATACAACAGCCCAAACGGCGTGTTGAGTCGAATAATCTTGCCTAACAATTTTACCTTTTGCCGCCATCCCGGCGCGAACACCGCATTTAGAAAACCAAATAAAAACCCATCGACCAGTTTCAATAAGCGCAGTATTCCCCACGGGCTGCCACTGGTCGTAATCCATGCTTCGACATCCGACTCAGTGCCGGACTCTTTATGGTGATGAAAGTGCAGTGTGCGCCTTAGCCATGGACTGGGCATGCCCGGCCGGGCCAGCCAGCACAAAAACATCATGGCATTGTGAGCGAAGGGTTGCTTTCTGAAATAGAGGCGATGAATCAAATCATGTTCGATTTCATGAATAAATGACGTCAGTAGCGCATTGATCAAAATGCACGCCCATCCGGGGATAAAACCCTTTATGTAGAGACCTCCCGTGATGACCATCCCTGCCAGGGAAAACACCATCACGCTTGCCCCCAATGCATTTTGATACCGCAGGATAGGGTAACGCTGGCGCAGGTGGTTTCCGTGCTGGGTAATGCTCCGGGTTACCGTCTCGATCTTTTCCTGATCGGTATTCGGTCGATCAATTTCGATGGCTCCTTCCAAGATCTTCATCCATTCATCCTCTGCTTGCATCGGGGAGTAACCAGCCTTGTCAAGCCGGTCAAGTCAATACGCTGGGCAATAAAGCGGTCGGCATTAAAATTCCCTGGCGAATTCACGCGCAACGAAATCGACGGTGTGTTGAAAAGTTGTTAGGCTTATTCCAGGTCTCAAAATGATAAGGTAAGTTAAAGTCTTTGCAACTGTGTATTTTAGGTGGGTTAGCTATACAGCTCTTTGTGTAAAGTTTTAAAACTAAAGGATTTAGTTACAGTTTGTACAAGTATTAAAGGACATTGTACAAGTACTGCCAAGGAGGCATCATGAGATTACATCGCATCAAGTATTTCCGGCACTCTCTGCAACAATCTGACGGCAGCGTAGAGACAAACAGCCACGATGTATTTGACGCAGTGTTTTACGATGAGCCTGAAGACAATGCCGCGAATCGTGCAGGCCTTGAAGGGCTGATTCGCTACCTTCAGTGCGGAGATACTGTGGTAGTGGACAGCATGGCAACGCTCACTTCCAGTACCGAGCAACTGTGCGTCATCATTCGGCGACTGATTGATAAGCAGGTAACGCTGGAGTTTTCCAACGAAAGCCTGATCTTTCGGCATGACTGCCTTGAAGTGGTGGAGACCATTATTGCGGTAATGGAGTTGGTTGCAGAGTTCGAGCGCACGGCGATGAGGGAAAAACAGGCCGCCGGTATCGCCAGTGCAAAGCGTCGCGGAGTCTACAGAGGTCGCAAGAAAAAACTGTCTGACAATCAGGTTGTCAATTTAATTAACCGAGCCGGCGCTGGTGAAAGCAAATCCAAATTGGCGCGTGATTTTGATATCAGTCGCCAGACGCTTTATCGATACTTGAGATCGACATAGGCGCGCCTGCGGAGGAATCGCCGAAGGCCTGCCCGGATTTGAAGTCGCCGATTGCGTAGGCTCCAGGGCCGATGCAAGGAGTGGGCTGGATTTTCTGATTGCATAAATTATGCAAATTAGCATTTGCCAACCCTAAAAACTCCCGTCACTATCCGCGTTATGCAAAAACGCAACGTTTCTATCGTCTTAAGAGAACTGCTGGATCGCGACCGGATCTCCCCCACGGAGCTTCACCGGCGTACCGGCGTGCCTCAATCCACACTGTCCCGGATCCTCAGCGGCAAGATCGTTGATCCCTCGGATAAACACATCTCCCGCATCGCCGAGTACTTTCGCGTGAGCACCGACCAGTTGCGCGGGCGCGCGGCGGTGGGCGCTTTGCGCGAGGACGGGCGCGACCCGATGCATTCGGAACTCAAGGACATAAGCCTGTGGGACGACGACACACCCGTGAACGACGACGAGGTGTCGATCCCCTTTCTGCGCGAGGTTGAATTGGCTGCTGGATCAGGAAGATTCGTCATCGAGGAAAGCGAAAAGGCCAGCCTGCGTTTTGGAAAACGCAGTCTGCGACACAACGGTGTGCAGTTCGACCAGGCCAAGTGTGTGACCGTGCGCGGCAACAGTATGCTGCCGGTACTGCGTGATGGCGCCACGGTGGGGGTGAATGCGGGCAAGAGTGGCATTGGTGACATCGTCGATGGTGACTTGTATGCCATCAATCACAATGGTCAACTGCGTGTGAAACAGCTCTATCGCCTGCCTTCCGGGATTCGTCTGCGCAGTTTCAATCGCGATGAACACCCGGATGAAGACTACAGCTTCCAGGATATCCAGGATGAGCAGATCAGCATCCTCGGTCATGTGTTCTGGTGGGGCATGTACGCCCGTTAAGCTTCTTGCGTAAGACAAAGCCCGCTCATTAGCGGGTTTTTTTTCGCCTGCAGAAAATCGGCAAACCCTGGCGCTGCAAGGCCTGAAATGCATTAGTGCATTTCTCGGCTAAAAATAAATGCATTTGTGCATTGACTGTATATGCATACATGCATATTCTCCATCTCAAGCCAGCCAACAAGGCCTGGTGGAGGCGGCAAGGATGCTGCCAAGGAAGACAAGGAAGGCACGCAACATCGGCAAGGACGCCATCAGAGCGATGGCAGGGAGGCCAGGCAACACCGGCAAGGATGCCGACGCTCTTTAGTCATACCGCTTCAACAAAAAAGGCAGCGATGAACCGGCCTGATAACGGTTCAGAGGGTTGGCAACTGACCCGGGTGTGCAGCGTAAAGCACCAGAAGCAGTTATCCGGCAGACAGGGATCGTGGTCGGAAAAACATTGAGGAAAGATCCGTACCGCGCCAGTAGCGCCGAAAGATCGATGTTGGACCGCATTACTGAAAAGCCTGGGCAACCGGGCTTTTTGGAATGCCTACCCATAAATGGATTTACCCAAGAGCCGGCCCTGCGCCGGTAGTGCTCAGCCAGGAGGCGTGACATGACAAACGAGCAGCAAGCGTTAGCGGAAATGCCTATCTGGCTGGTGATCGTACTGGCCCTGATCGGCGGGGTGTCCGGTGAAATGTGGCGCGCCGACAAGGAGGGCGCGCGCGGTTGGTCACTGGTACGGCGCCTGGCCTTGCGGTCCGGTGCATGCATGGTCTGCGGGGTCTCGGCACTGATGCTGTGCTACGCCGCCGGCATGTCGATCTGGACTGCCGGCGCCATTGGTTGCCTGACCGCCATGGCCGGCGCGGATGTCGCCATTGGCCTTTATGAACGCTGGGCGGCCAAGCGCATCGGGGTCAACGAGACCCCGACCTCGCGCCCGGACCAGCAGTAACCGCAGCAAGGATGCAACCACATGAGCCTTATCGAAAAACCTTCCCAGTTGCCCGTGGCGATTGGGGCGGCGCTGAAGAGCGCCTTCCCACACTTGCCTGTAGGCAATTATCAGGACTTTACCGGCGTCGCGGATAAAACCGGCGTGCTGATCAGCGTCGAGCGCAACGGACCCGCCGTTCGCTCCCTTGAAGGGCGCAAGGCGCATGCCTTGTCGGTCTCACTCAGGGCCACGGTCGCCAGCGGGGCGGCAGCCTTTGAAGCCTGCGACCTGGCCAGCCAATTGATGGACCTGGCCCTGGATAACCGCTGGGGCCTGCCGCCCGACCAGTGTGACCTGCCGACGGCTATCGTCGCGGCGCCTTCCGGATTGACCGGGACCGAAACGGACTACGACACCTGGACCGTTTCCTTCACCCAAACCCTCTATCTCGGCCCGTTACTGCTCGAGGATCCCACAGGCAAACCGCTGTTTGCCCGCACCTGGGAAGTCTCGGACATCGACGATCCAGATCAATATCGACCCCTGCAGGAGTAGCCCATGTTCGATGCATTGCTACGCATGCAACTGGGGCCGATCGTTGAACGCCTGGCGGAAATGGAAGCCCAGCTGGAAGACCTGTATCGACGCGCAGAAAGCTTCTGCCGGATTGGCGTGTGCCAGGAGGTTGATGCCGCCAGTGGTACCTGCAAGGTCAGCCACGGGGACCTACTCAGCCCGGCGATCCAGTTTTTCAACCCGAGCGCTGGGGCGCAAACCGAAACCCGCATCCCTTCAGTGGGCGAGCAGTGCCTGCTGCTCAACTACGGCGGCGGGGAAGGGGGGACGCAGTCTGTGGCTTTGTTCGGCCTCAACAGTGGTCTGTTTCCGCCCGTGTCCGCTGTGGCGTCGCTGACACGTCGTCGTTATCAGGACGGCACCCAAAGCGACTATGACGACGCCAGCCACATTTTCAATTGGGTCAACGGCCCCACCACATTCAGCGGCTCCCGCGAGCAGGTCGACCTCAAGGTCGGCGCCGCGAGCCTGAGCATGAATGCCCAGAGCATCACCCTGCAGCTCGGCGCCACCGGCTTATTGCTGGATGCCGCCGGTGTGCATTTGAGCGGCCCGGTGGTGGATCACCAGGGTCGCGTGATCAGCAGCGCATAAGGATTTGCCATGATCGGAATCGACAGGAACACCGGGGCAGCCGTGGATGACTGGCTGCAATTTGTACAGCGCGCCACCCGAGCGCTGACCACCCCCGTGGGGACACGCCAGAAGCGCCCGTTGTACGGCTCGATGGTCCCGCAACTGCTCGGCCAGAACCTCGGCGATGACCTCTTGCTCCTCGCCCAAAGCCATGCCGCCCAAGCCTTTTTCAACCCTCAGAACGGCATCGCCGACTTCCAACCCCAGGTCATCGTCGCCACTCGCCAGGGCGCCGGCCTGCTGCTGCGTTTTGCCGGCAGCTGGAAAAACCGCCAACAAACTTTTGAGGTCGTGACATGAGCATGTTGATCCCAGGCCAGAACCAACTGGCGGAACCGGCGATTATCACGGTCGACGCGTTCGAGCCGTTGCTCGCCGAGTTCAAGGCGTTTGTCGTCGACTATGTCGCTACCCGAGCGCCGCAAAGCGCGGCCAAGCTCAAGGTCAGCCTCGACAATGAAAGCGAACTGCTGACCCTGGCCCTGGAAGCGTTTTGCGTGCGCTTGCAAACTCACGAGCGCAAGTACAACGCCCGCATCAAGCAGATGCTGGCGTGGTGGGCGACCGGCAGTAACCTGGATGCACGCCTGGCGGACATGGGCCTTGAGCGCCAGGTGCTCGATCCAGGCGATCCCGCCGCGTTCCCGCCCGTGCCGCCGACGCTGGAAAGCGATGATGATGCCCGCCTGCGCTATTACCTGGCGCCCCATGCGCCGGCAGCAGGCTCGCGCATGCAGTATCGCCGTGAGGTGTTCACCCTTGGCGAGCGGCCGGCGGTGAAGGTGCAAAGCGCCACCCCTGGCGTGGTGACCGTCAGCTACACCTTTGATCCGGACGGTTATGCGGCCCAGGTCAAGGACGGAAACGCACGACGCACCGCGCCCGGTGAAGTGATGGTCACTGTGCTGTCCAGGGAGGGTGATGGCAGTGCTTCTGCCGATTTGCTTGACGGTGTGCGTCGACATTTCGCACGGCCCGATGTGCGACCGGAAACTGACCTCGTCACGGTCCAAGGTGCACAGATTCAACACTACAAGATTCGCGTGGTGGCCAAGATCAATGCCGGTCCGGATTCGGGCCTGACCCAAGTGGCTGCACAACAGCTGCTGCAAACCTATGCCGACTCCTGCCATCGCCTGGAAGGGCGCGTCGACCCAAGTTGGATCGACTACGCCATCCACAGTGCCGGCGCCGCGCAGCTGCAAATCCTCGAACCGCTGCAGCCGATTATCAGCACGGCATTCCAGGCCCCGTACTGCACGGGCGTCGAGGTGGAGGTGCGTACGCTATGACTGAACCCAAAGCGAGCTTGTTGCCCGCCAACAGCTCACCGCTTGAGAAAGCCCTGGACCTGGGGTTCGGCTATTTGCTGGAGCGGGTCACGCCGCCTTTCCCACAGTTGATGGACCCGGATCACACGCCTTCGGCGTTCTTACCCTACCTGGCAGCGGACCGCGCGGTGAACGAATGGAGCACCACGGCCCCCGAGGCGGAGAAGCGCCTGACCGTCAAACTTGCCTGGCCCACCGCGCGACAGGCCGGTACCCGCCAGGCCCTGGAAAATGCGGCCAAGGGCTTGCAACTGAGCCCCGAAGTGCGCGCTTGGTACGAACAGAAACCACCGGGTGTGCCCTACAGCTTTGCCGTACGCGCCTGGACCGATTTGCCCTACAGCGAAACCATCGATGCCCGACTCGACCGCCGCTTGGCCGATGCCAAAAGCGAGCGCGACATCCTGTCGATCTCGGTGGGCCTGAGTGCTTTCGGTCGCCATGTCATTGGCGCCGCCACGCTGTGCGGCGAACTCACCACGATCTACCCAAGCGTGCTGGCTGGCGTCGAGGCCGCGGGCCGCGCCTTTATGGCGGCCGGTCTGTACAGCGTCGAAACCACCACCCTTTATCCACAGGAGCACTAAATGGCTGACTATTACACCCTGCTCACGAATGCGGGGATCGCCTACGAAACCGCCTGCAAGGCGGCTGGCGTGCCGATCAAACTGGCGCAGATTTCCGTCGGCGACGGCAACGGCGCCGTCTATAACCCCGATGCCAGCGCAAAAGCGCTGAAACGCGAAGTCTGGCGCGGACCGCTGAATGCGCTGTTCCAGGATGAGAAAAACGCCAACTGGCTGATGGCCGAAGTCACCATTCCCTCGGATGTCGGCGGCTGGTATGTGCGCGAAGCCGGGCTGTGGACGGACACCGGAATCTTGTATGCCATCGTCAAGTATCCAGAGTCGTATAAGCCGGTGTTGGCGACTTCGGGCTCGGGGAAGGAGTTTTATATTCGCTCGATCTTCGAGACGAGTAATGCGGCGATCGTGACGTTGTTGATTGATGACACGGTGGTGAAGGCGACTCGGGCTTGGGTGATGGATTATCTGAAGCAGGGGACGTACTCCAAGGCAGAGATTGAGACGCTGATTGCTCAGTCCTCGGCGCTGCCGGTGGGTTCTATGGTTGCGTTTCCAGTCGACAAGGTCCCGGTAGGATTCCTGGAAATTGATGGCAGCGTGAAGAGTGCCTCGGCCTATCCCGATTTGGCGAAGTTTCTGGGCGCGGCGTTCAATAAGGGGGATGAAGGGGCGGGGAATTTCCGACTGCCGGAGTCGCGTGGGGAGTTTTTGCGGGGTTGGGATCATGGGCGGGGGGTTGATGCTGGGCGAATGATCGGCTCCCCTCAACTCGATGCATTCCAGGGGTTCACTCCTGCTGGTTCGATCGCCTATTCGAAACATGACTCCGCTCGATTTAAAGATCTGCGTGGGGTGCCGTGTTTCAACGGCGCTGGTGGCACAACTCCGGCAATTGCATTGGACTGGGACGCCACAGTTGTTTCAGTCGATAGCTGGTCACTGACCGGTGGATTCATTGTCAGCGATGATGTGCATGGTACGCCACGGGTGGAGTCTGAAACCCGCCCGCGCAACCTCGCGGTGATGTGGTGCATCAAAGCCTGGAACGCCCCCATCAATCAGGGAAGCATCGATATTGCCGCGCTAGCACTGTTGGCAACGCAAGCCACCGAAACCAATCAAGGCACGGCAAAGACAGCCACCCAACCCCAAGCCGACGCTGGGGTCGATGACGCCACAATCGTCACCCCGAAAAAAATGCGCTTCGGCTTTGCAATGAACTTCACCGCAGCCAGTGGATACGTCCTGTTTCCAACGTGGCTCGGCGGCTTGCTGATTCAATATGGCCGCGCATCCCTGGCGGCTGATCAGTTCACCACACTGACCTGGCCACTTGCCTGGCCCGATGCGTGTTATGCCATTTCCGGCGCGGTGCACTCGTCACTTGCCCGTGTCGACGATGGTATCTCCGCACAGTATCGAAGTCTGACTAAAACCACGGTCATCCTGGACCGGCAAGACATCGGCACGGCAGTAGCCAACAACCGCGATATGTTCGTTATCGGAATCGGGAAATAACCATGAGCATTTTTTATTGCGCAGAAACGGGCGGATTTTATCTGCCCGGCATGCAGCCATCTGATAGGGCCTGCCAGGAAATCACCCATGCGCGCCACGCTGAGCTTCGCGCTCAAAACGCTGCCGGAAAAATCATTGCTGCAGATGAGCTGGGTGCCCCGGTCGCCATTGATCCACCAGGGCTGAGCATTGAGCAAATGGCCGCTAAAGAGCGTGCGTGGCGAGACCGGCAGTTGGTGACCGCGACCGGTCTGCGCGATCGGCATCGCGATCAGCTGGAATTGGGCATTCCAACGACGCTGGAAGCAGAGCCGTTCACGGCGTTGCTGAACTACCTGCAGTTGCTGCGTGACTGGCCACAGTCTGCGGATTTTCCCACGTTGCAAAAGCGTCCGGTCCCCCCGGACTGGCTCGCCGAACACACCGATTAAACCTCAACTGCCCCCCAAACCGCCCTCCGCGGTTTTTTTTCGCCTGGAGATTACCCCACATGGCAAACCGCCAAACCTACACCGTCCTCATCCCTTTCCCCACCGGCGCCGGCCATTGGTCCACCGCCGGCCAGCAACTGGAACTGCTGGACGTCGAAGCATCCGCCCTGCGCACCGCCGGCCGCCTGGAACTCACCAGCGTCCTTGCTGCGCAGCAAACCATCCCGGCCAAAAAGGCCACCACCAAGAAGGCTGACTAATCATGGCTGAGGTTTTGAACTTCGAGCACAACGGCATCACCGTGAATGCCACTGAATCCCCCGAGGCCATGGGTGGCCTTGGCGACAACGTGATCGGCCTGGTCGGCACTGCGCCGAATGCGCATGCGTCGATCCCGAAGAACGCGCCGTTGCGCATCAACAGCTTCACCACCCAGGCGCTGCTGGACCCCACCGGTGCTGAGTCGGGCACGCTGTTTCACGCCGTCTACCAGATCCTCAAAGTGGTGAAGGTACCGGTGTACGTGGTGATCGTGGAGGAGGGCGCGACACCGGCCGACACCCTCAACAACGTGATTGGCGGTGACGAGCCGATCACCGGTCGCAAGTTGGGCCTGGCGGCACTGGCGAATGTGCCGGAAGACCTGACCATCATCGGTGCCCCGGGCTTCACCGGCACCAAGGCCGTGGCCGGCGAGTTTGCCGCGTTCGGCAAGCGCATCAAGGCCCGCGTGGTGCTGGATGGCAAGGACGCAGCAGTGGCTGACCAGGTGACCTACAGCGGCGAACTGGGCGGTGCCGACCTCGGTTTCGACCGGTGCCTGCTGGTGCACAACATGCCGTCGGTGTACTCCAAGGCGGCGAAGAAAAACGTGTTTCTCGCCCCCTCGTCCCTGGCTATCGCCGCGTTGGCGAAGGTCAAGCAGTGGGAAAGCCCGGGCAATCAGGTGACGTTCGCCGAGGACGTGTCCCGCGTGGTCGAGTACAACATCCTCGACACCTCCACCGAGGGCGACCTGCTCAACCGCTACGGCGTGAGCTACTACGCGCGCACCATCCTCGGCGGCTTCTCGCTGCTGGGCAACCGCTCGATCACCGGCAAGTTCATCAGCTATGTGGGCCTTGAAGATGCGATCAGCCGCAAGCTGGTCAAGGCCGGCCAGAAAGCCATGGCCAAGAACCTCACCAAGTCCTTCATGGATCAAGAGGTCAAGCGCATCAACGACTGGCTGCAAACCCTGGTCGCCGACGAAACCATTCCTGGCGGCAGCGTGTAT